TACGCTGGTTCAGCAGGCCTTGGTCTAACAGTACCTGTAGCCAAAAACGTAGCGTTGACAGCAGACTATCGCTACCAACAAACACAAAAACGCATTGACACCTACACAGGTAATAGCGTTACTGCTGGCATCAAAATCTCTTTCTGAGATAGTTTCGGTGGGTTCTTAAAACCCACCATCCCTTAACTCTAAAGAAACACATGAGAAGTAAACCTGTACTCATAAGCGTATTCTTTTCTGCAATTATTGTGATGTTATCCTGTATCAATATCGATACACAAAAACTTTTACCATTAAAGACATCATATAGTCAATTGGCTGAACCAACAAAGGTTCAAATCACTTGTTTGGCAGAAAATATCTACTTTGAAGCGGCACATGAACCTGTAGATGGTTGGAAAGCCGTGGCATTTGTGACTGTAAACAGAGTCCAATCTGGTTATGGTGACACCATATGTTCCGTGGTTAAACAAAAAACCAATGGGACATGTCAATTTTCTTGGTATTGTGAAAGAACTACCGAAAAAGACTTGACAATACATGATAGAAGACTGTATAATCAGATTTTGGAACTTGCAACCAATCTGGTTGTTAATTATGACATAATGAAAGACGTAACAGATGGAGCAACCTACTATCACGCCACCTATGTCCAACCAGGTTGGACAAAGTTGGAAAAAGTTAAACAAATTGGTAACCACATTTTTTACCGGTCGAAAAAAGATTCAATTGACAGAAACAAGGAGTTCATTTAAAATGGAAAAAAATCTATTAACAGTCGCAGTATGTGGAACTATTCTAGCTGGTTCATCTATCATCGGTGGATTCATGTACAGTATCAATGACAGAAACAATATGTCTAAAAATATTGAGGCTGCAATACAAAAAGGTGTAGACCCTATTGCTGTTAAATGTGCCTATGAAACAGATGCAAAACCAGTTTGTATGGCCTATGCACTAGGTAGAAAATAATGCCTTCTAAAGATGAAATCCGTGAATTTAGCCTGAAGATTGAAGAGATTGCTGACGTATACCGTGTACCGTGTATGGAAGCAATCATTCAACATTGTGACGAGACAGGTATTGAAGTTGAAGTGGCTGCAACACTTATATCATCACACCTCAAGGCTAGAATAAGAGAAGAAGCCCAATCAGCAAACCTAATAAAGAAAAGTTCTAAATTGCCAATATGACTGAGAACACAGGCTTTGAAGCCTTTGCCTTATATAATGCTCTGAAGACACACTTTACCTCATCCTCATACGACTTCTTTAAGTACAATGGCAAAACCAATGTGAGCAAAGATTCTTTTATGAAGAACAAGGCCAAGTACCAGTTCTACAAACTATCTCGTAAGTATTCATTGGAACAACTCAGGAACTTTTTTCTGGCTAATTTCATATACGGAGACAGTACATGGGTTGGTGAGATGTTAGGACCAGAAGGCGATAAGGCATATTCAAAGTGGCAAAAGACCAATCAGTCCTTGACATATGTGTTTGAAAATGATATAATACGTCTTGTAGGTAATGATGCACCGGATCAAATGTTGATTGTCAATGATGGCCAACATCCAAAACTTCTCCGTGAAGTAATGTCTGGTACCATCGCTATTGAAACGATGGTCATACTGAATGATATAATGAATTTCTTTCCCATGTGGAATAGAAAGATAAGTGATGATATTATTTGGCCGAATTGGCGGTTAAAATGTGAAAAGTATGCACCATTCGTTACCTATGACAAGGTTAAATTTAAAAACATTTTAAAAGAGATTATAATAGAACATGCATAAGTTTACAAAAGTCTATTTGGACATGGATGGAGTCATTTGTGATTTCGAAAAGAAGTTTAAAGAGATGTTCAATGTATCACCGGCATCAGCCGAAAGTCGCCATAGATTTGGTGACCTGTTTCATAAATTCTATAATGCAGGCGCATTTGCAGAATTGGACAAAATGCCTGATGCAGATGAACTACTTAACTATTTAAAAACGATTGAAGTGCCTATTGAGATACTATCATCTACAGCAAGGCCTTCAAGCAATGTCACCATATCACGCCAGAAACAAATATGGCTTGATAAGAATGGCATCACATATCCTGCAATCTTTGTGCCTGGTGCTTCATTGAAGGCACAATATGCAGATGAGAATTCTATACTCATTGATGATACTGAAGGTGTTATCGATGCGTGGAATAAGGCTGGTGGTACTGGTATTCTTCACAAAGATGCCTTAACAACCATCAGCATTTTAAGTACACTCCTGAGTGTATAAATATGTTTATATTATGTACAATGTGGACAATCCGTCAATAATCCGTAATACTCCGTTTATAAAGGAAACAAATCATGGTAGATTTCGCAAATCTAAAGAGAGACTCAAACAAGAATCTCGACAAACTAAAAGCCAAAGTTGAGCAACTCAACTCGTCAGAAGGCTCAGATAAATCCAACAATTTTTGGCGACCAGAAGTAGACAAAGCTGGTAACGGCATGGCTACTATCCGTTTTCTGCCTACATCAGCAGCCGATGGTGATGACTCATTGCCATGGGTTAAAATCTTTGAACACGGCTTTCAAGGTCCTGGTGGTTGGTTAATCGATAAGTGTTTGACTACTAAGAGTCAGCAATGTCCAGTATGTGAACACAACAACAAATTGTGGAACTCTGGTATCGAAGCCAACAAAGATGTTGTGCGTAAACAAAAACGTAAGTTGAGTTATATCGCCAATGTTTATATCGTATCTGATCCTAAGCATCCAGAGAATGAAGGGCAAGTTAAATTGTTCAAGTTCGGTGCCAAGATTTTTGAAAAGATTACAGGCGTAATGAATCCTACATTTGAAGATGAGGCTGCATTCAATCCATTTGATTTGTGGACTGGTGCTAACTTCAAGTTGAAGATTACTAAAGTTGCTGGTTATCAGAACTATGATAAGTCCGAATTTGCAACACCTGCACCATTGCTTAATGATGATGCTAAGTTGGAAGAAATCTGGAAATCTGAGTTTGGTTTGAAAGACCTAACTGCCGATAAAGAGTTCAAGTCATATGATGATTTGAAATCACGCCTAGAGAAAGTTCTAGGACTTAATGGTGATGTACCTGTGCCTAAAACCACAGTAGAGACATTGAAGGCTATGCCACGTAAATCAGAACCTGAACCAGAACTTGTTACTGAAGAAGACGATGATTTGGCTTACTTTGCAAAGTTAGCCGAAGAATAAAACATTTTCACTTTTCCCGAAGTGTTTTCCCCCGCCTAGTGCGGGGTTTTTTATACTGGCCGGAAATTAAACTTTTGCAGTTTCAACCATGTGTCTTCATCATTACGTACAGGCACAGAATCGGTTGTTATAGTTTCTGAAGTAGAACCACCACCTGCTTTAACATTCTTTGAGTTATTAATCACCGTAGTTTTTGATGTGGTGTTTTGGTCTATCTTTAATTGGTTATTTTGTTGTGTAGATGCTACTGCTTGTTGGCCTAGTGGATTGGCTACAGGTGGAGTTGGAGTCGCACTAGGTGTTTCCATTGGTATAGAAGTTTTCGGTTCAGGCGAAACACCATGCATACCACCAACAGATGCACCACCTCCTGTTGTAGCACCAGCGGCCTGTTTAGGCATATCAACTCTACGTGGATCGATTGCTGCTGATTTTGCTGAACCACGACCTGCAGCTGCTGTAGATGTTTCAGAACCAACTTTTTGTAATGCAGTTGGCTTCACATCACTTGGTGCTTGATACATTGAAAATGGAGCTGGATGTTCTTTCAACCATGTTTTTAGTCCCGCACGATTTTCACCATATGCAGCTTTTAATGTTTCATCATCATTATTTTTATCCGCAACGGCTTGTTCAATCTCCGGCCTTTTGTATTGTTTCATTCCTTTTTTGATATTCTTGGCTGCACCTTCTTCTTCAGTCTTTACTTCACCACGAACCTTCATTGCATATGGATTGTCCTTGTACTCTGGGGCATTAGGGTTCTTCTCAATCTTTCTTCTTTCTTTTGCAGATGCAACCCAAGGTGATACTAATGCAAGTGCTACTCCAGCAGCTGCACCTAAACCTGCAACTGCAACACTACCAGCAACTTCAGTAGCAGTTATGCCTTCACCAACGGCTGCAGCTTCGGCTGCGGCTGGTAAAGCTGCAGCTTCCGCAGCACCTGCACCTGCGGCCGCCTCGGCAGCTCCAAGACCTGCAGCTTCGGCTGCGATAGGTGCTGCACTTTTGCCTAAAAGTTTAAAAATACCATAATCTTCTAATGTATTCAACACCATATTTTTCAATGTATCTTTGATTGAATCAAATATATCAGGTGTTTTTTCATCTTTTGTAGCCATTGGTGCAACTTTGCTTCCACCTTTTTTCTTTTTACCTGTTATGGCCTGTATCAACTTGTCGTGATATATTTTCTCATCATCTTCTTTTCTAACTCTATCTCTTTGTTCTTGTACCAGACGTTTAACATCTTCTTCATGATACTGCTTCATTAAGTTATAAATCTTACCCAAAACATTAGAAACACTATCACCTTTTGTTAATCTTGGTCTTTGGCCATCAGAAACTTTTGTGTATAATGCATTAGTAACTTGGTTGTTAGTTACATTTGATGGTTTAAATGTATCTTTCATACCTGTAGCATTTGCCTTTGTTTCTTCAGACATGGTGTCTTTAATTAAAGGTTCCACAGATTTCTTTAATGATGTTGGATCAATAGGCGTAACTTTTGCCTTTGATTGGTCATCTGGTGGTGTTGTTGATGGTACACCTAGTTTGGTTCTTTCTTTCTTACTGGCTAATCTGCCGTAACCACCTTTTGTACCAAGAACAAACCAATAACCTTTACCGTCAAAGGCATTTGGATCCCATACAAATATTTCATCACCTAGTTTTTTAGTTATAGTTTTCATGATTGTCTTGCATATGTTGGTGGTATATCTTTAGCGGGAGTTTGCATATACTGTTTGTTTACTGTTCCTGCTGATGCAACTGTTGTTGTGTTATCTATAATGGTTTTGGTACCTTGTGTTGTTTTCAAATCTTTATTTGTTGTTGATGCTTCAGATATTCTCTCACCTGTACCTTTAAATTCCTTTGAATATGTTTCTACTTTAGATAATAAATCTGCTCCATATCCCACATTCAAATTTAATTTAGATCCTCCAATTGCTTGAGTCACAGCTCTATTTGCTTCAGATTGAGAGCGAAAACTATTGATTTTGTCCCCCAAACCTTTCTTAATGTAAGCTGCAACAATTTTTGCATTAACCATTGGTTCTAAAACCAAATCTGGATTTTTAACTAAATCAACATTTGTTAATTTACTATAATAAGCATAATTTTTTTTACCCGTTAAACCAATTGAACCTCTACCTCTATACTTGTATCCATCGCCATCTTCAGTATTGCCCATGCCTTGGCCCAATTTGGTATCTTTACCATATATGACTTCGGCAAATTTTACTTCATCTTTTTTTATTTCATTTAATTCCGGATCACTATACTTATCAACTCTAGTCGTAAATATTTTTCGTATTCTTTCATTTGAAGTATTAGCATAACCTTTTAAATCTTCAGCAACTAATTTAAAATTTGATTCTTTTTTAACATTAGCTAAAATAGCCACTTTTGTATAATCATTTGTTATACCTTCATCTTGTAATGTATTAGCTAAAGCTTGAGATCCGACAGTTGCTGCAGTTATACCTGCAACCGCTTTAGCTGCTGTAGGAATTTTAGGTGCAGGTTTTGGTACAGCAGCTGTTGGTGCTTGTGGTGCCGCTGGTGCAGGTTCAACAGGCTTTGCTGTTGGTGTTGGTTTAGGAGCTACAGGTTTAGGAGCTACAGGTTTAGGAGCTACAGGTTTAGGAGCTACAGGTTTAGGA